GCCGAAGTCGAGGCCGTAGACGCCGCCCATCACGGCGCGGACCTGTCCTGCGGAGCGGCGGAAGACTTCCCACGCCGCCTTACCGTCGTCCGTTCGCGGCGCGTGCTTTAGGTACGGACACTCCGCGCAGCTTTCCGGGCACGCCGCGCAATAGGCTTCGCCCCCGCCGAAGTGCCATTCGGCGAGAGCGAGGATGCGTTTTTTTCGTCGATCCCGATCAGCGCCGGGGCGACATAGAGCCGGTCAGCCGCATCGAAAGCTTGCCAGTGCTCAAGCAGCGCATCGACGTTTTCAGGCGTGGGCTCGACCGGCGATCCGGCGGCGTCGCCGACGCCCTCCCATTCGAGGATGCCCCAGCGCGCGATCGAGCGCGTGAAAGCGGCGCTGCCGATAAAGATGCTGTCATCGGCCGGCATCTTCATTGCTTCGGCCGCAGCCTGCCGTGCAGCTATGATTGCGGCGACGGTGATAGGACGAACCTTGAGCCGGACGCCGGGAAGGAGATCAATCCAATAGGGGTCGCGCTCGCGCGCGGCGAGTTTCAGCATCGTTGTCCTCGGTTGGTTGGAAACGGCTCGCGAGGCGAGCGGACGAATCAGTAGCCGGACAGGTCGTTGACCAGCGTCGCCGTGCAGGTCTTTGCCAGAACCGGGTGCTCCGACGCTTGCCAGTCGAACGTCGCCTGCACGCCAGCGGGACCGGTAATCGGCAGCTTCGGCTTCGGCAGGTTCACGTTATGCACGGTGAACCGCAGCAGCTTGCCGGCGGCAATCGACCATTCGAATACGAGCTCGATCGGCGTGCCGGCGACCGCCAAGTCGAGGAGCGAGGTGTCGGCGAAGCGCACGCCTACTTGGCCAGTGACCGCGAGCATGGCGGGATCGGCGCCGGCGATGCGGCCGTCGGGCCGGATCACCTCTACCTTGTCGAGGCCGTTCGCGTAGCTGAATTGTCCCGACACCACATTGCCGAGCGGCACGCCGTCGCGGCGGATTTGGCCAGTGAACTGCGTGAAGCGCTCGATCGCCTGCTCTGTGGGCGAGCCGGCGCCGGAAGCGCCGTTGCGCGTCTCGCCCTGCGCGATCACGCTGATCGTGCCGTTGAGAAGGCCCGAGCGTTGCAATTGGATCGTCAGCTTGTCGGCCATCGCTCCGAAATTCATGCCATACGAGGGCACATCGGGCATTCCGATCTCGATGGCCGCGGATGGAAGCGACAAGGCGCCGGACGTGAAGACGTGGTTGTACGGTCCGGATGCGGAGCCGCCGGCAAGCGTCGCGCCGGAAGCGGTGGCGTTCGAGTCCGGCGCGGTCGATGCATCCAGAGTCACCGAATTGCCGCCGATCCCAATCGTATCGGACGTGACGATGATCGCGTTGCCGGCCAGGTTGAGCGAATATGTCTGTGCAGCGAGCGCGGCGGTGGCGCTCTTGTTCAGGCCGATCACCGCATTCGTCAGCGTTTCGAGGAGCGTCGCCCCGATCAGGCTTTCGTCGCCGGACGGAGCGCTCGACACGAACGTCCAATCCGCGCCGCCGATGGAAATCGTGCTGTTGTTCGCCGGCTGGGCGTCGAAGGTGAAGCTGCCGCTGGCAGCGGTGCCTTGCGTTGTTGCCGGCGCGCCGAACAGCAATTTGAGCCAATAGCCGAAATTCCGCAGATCGAGCGGGACCACCACGTCGCCATCGTTATTGATCACGTCGCGCGCGGGCTGCTGCGGATCGCGGCCGTAGCCGAGCAGATCGCTTTCGATCAGGTTCTGCTGCTCGCCGAGCGCGGCCGAGACGAAGGGGACACGTTTGAAGCCCGAGCCGGGCGGCGTGCCATAAGCAGATTCGAACGCCAACGCCATGACGGCGTTGGCGCCGCGAGCGCGGGCCATGAGAGCCTCCTTGATTGTTGTTCAGGTAAGCGGGTTGGCGGTGGCGTAGCTGGCGATGATCGCCGCGTCGGCCCATCGGCCCGAGATCGCGCCCGCCGTCTCGAGGTCGTCGGACGTGGGCGCTTCCGTTTCGATGAAGTCGCATAAGCCGCCGAGCGTCCGGTCGGCCATCGCGGCCGTGCCGATCGCGGACAGCATCTGATCGATCGTCTGCTCGCGCGTCAGCGAGGCCGACGTGAAGGCCGCGAGTTCGATCGGAACGCGATGCTCATAGACGTAAGTCAGCGGCGAAAGCAGAACCTCGGGCTCGCCCGGATCGCCATCGCGGATGATCACCAGCCCGCCCGGCGGAATGCGTTCGGGCTTGTCGAGATTGCGCTTGACTTCTGCGTTGGGCAGCGCGCCGGCGATCAAGGTCTTAATCGCGTCGAGCACCTCTTCGCGCCGGCTTGCCATTCAATCTCTCCAATGCTGCGCGATGAGCGCGGAGACGCGATCCGCCCAGCGATTGCCTGCGCCTTCGACATCGAACCGTTTGCCCGGCCGGATCATCGGCACGAGTATGAAAATCACGAGAAACCGCTTGCCGCCGCTCATAGGCGTCCGGATCGGCTTGAAGGATTTTCGCCGGCGCCAGCGCGCCGGTTGACGGACGTAAGACGCATCGGTCACGAGCAGCGCGTGACTGCCGCGCTGCACGAAATGGAGTTTGACGCCCGTTTCCGTCTCCCAGATCGCCGGCGTGAGCCGCTTGTTCTTGACGGTCGTGTGGCTGACGCCGGCATCCTTCGTGGGCACCGCGAGAAACCGTCTGTTGCGCGCGATAATCGGGACGCCGCGCTCGAACGCGTCAACAATGTCGGGCGCGCGCGACCAGACATAGGCCGCTGCATTGATGCTCGGCTGGCTTTCGGGAAACCGCTTTCCGCGCCATGTTTTGGCTAGGCGCGCGCCCATGCCGGCCGAGACTACCTGCTCGCGCAACTCGTCCTTGAGACCGGTTTGCACATCGGTCATCGCGGCTGTGACGGCCTGCTCGGTATCGTCGTAAGCGCGTTTGAGCACGCCACGAGGATCGTCCGCCTTGAAGCTGAACCGCATGGTCAAGCACGCGCCGATGATTCGCAGGTCCAGACGAGACCGAGGCTGTCGCGCACCGGCGTGCCGACGATGTCGAACAGCTCGCCGTCGATCTCGGCCGTATCGCCTGCCTCGGGCGCGGCGATCTCGAAAACACGCACATCGATCAGCACGGTTGCCATCACGGCGCGGCTTGCGCCGAACCCGACTACCTCGTCGGGCGACTTGCGGATGATCCGGACGGCTTGACCGCTGCCCAGACCGCCCGCGCGCCAGAGTGCGTCCTCCGCGATGTTGCCGTCGCGAAAAATCGCATCGACCGCTGCGGCAAAGGCCGCCTGCACGATTACGCCTCGTTCGCGCGTGCGACGCCGTTGAGCCGAACGCGGCCCGTCGTCGAACCGGCGGCATTATCGACAGCGGCAACCGCGGCGCCGATCAGCAGATTGCCGGTGGCGACCGTGGTGCATCGCTTGTTCGTATCGTCCCAATAGACGAGCGCGCCGACAGTCCATGCCTGCGAGCCGGTCTTAGTCAAATCGAACACGCCGCTCGTCTTGAGCGCCACGTCGGCGCCGCTTAGCGCATCGCCGGTGCACACGCCGAAGATCTGGCCGACCTTGGCGCCCTGGCCGGAGCTTCGATCGTAAGGCGCGGGAACGGTGATGGTGTCGCCGGCCTGAACAAAATTCTTCATTGCCTTGTCTCCTCATAAGAAGAGGGCCGCCGAAGCGGCCCGAATGGCTACACGGATCGCGCCGGCCTTAGACCCCGGCGTTGTAGAAGAGCCCGCGGAAGTCGAGCGCCTTGGCCGCGAAGTCGTGCCGGATTTTGATCTCCACACCATCGACCTCGAAGCCCGCGCGCTGGTCGAGGAACGGCTCGGCCTGGCCCTCAAGGTGTGCGAACTCGACGGTGTCGACGAGGTTCGGATCAGCCGCGAGATACCAAGGCTGCGGTCCACCGGTCTTGAACAGCCGCGGCTCCTCGATGACTTGCAGGGCGCCGGTGAACGGGTTCACGTCGGCGCTTTTGGCGGGCGTGGTCGCGGCAATCATCTTGCGCGCTTCGATGGCCCGCTGGCCGGGCGGGACAAGCGCGAAGCGCGGGCGGGCGTCGATGTATTCCTTGTCTGCGCCGGTCGCGTCGCCCAAGTCCTTCTGCTGGGTCATCTTCTCCCAGGCTTCCGACCAAGACGTTTCGCTGATCACGCCCGCGGTGCCGACGTTCCCATGATTGGCATGGAACAGCGCCGTTCCATCGGCGAGGTTCGCATTGGCCAGCAGCACGTTGTAGACGATCGCCGATTCCAGATCGGCTGCGCGCTGGCCAGCGGTGCCAAGCGCCCGGTCGAAAGCGCGCAGGTCGTCGTTGATGATTGCCTGCCGGGTGAGCGCGACGATCCGGCCGTAGGTCGCGAGCTGATAGGACTCGCGGCCTTCCGCGATGGACCCGTAGCTGAACTCGGCGCCTTCCATGACCGGCTTGAGCGCCGGGAAATTGCCGACCTGCGTGGGATACATCGGCTTGAAGTCGGTCGCGGTCACGCCGCGCGCCCACATCGTGAAGGTGCGCGGCGTGCCGGCATAGGCTTGGCGCAGCCGCTTGCCCGCGACGGCCGCAAGGATCAGCGGGAAGTCGGAGGTCGATTGCAGGCCCGAGCTGCGCGTTGCCGTATAGGCGATCTCGTTCGGGGTCATGCCGCGCGTGCGCTGGCCTGCCGTTTCGAGGCAATCCCGCGCCACGTCGATCAGCCGCATGCCGCGGTATTCGCGGGCGCGGTCGGTCATTTGGAAGGCTTGCGGTTGCGCGCGATGCAGGATCGCCTCGGCGAGCGCCTCGCGCCGCGTGACCGTGGCATCGAGACCGCCGGCAGGCATAGACACCTGCGAATGGCCGACGCCGCGAGCATCGCGTTCGGCGAGCTTGTCGAGAATGACTGCGCGCGCCTCTGCAACCGATACGTTGCGCTTGATCAGATCGTCCGCCAAGGAGCGGTCCAGCTTAAAGCGGTCAAACAGCGCAGTAATCGTGGTGATACGCTCCTGCTCCTGCGCGCGGACTTGATCGGCAGTCGCGGAATCGACGACGTTAGTACTGTCGCGGCGCGTATCGGGCGCGCCCGTGTTCTGATTGGCATTCTGGACTTCTGCGCCTTCGGTCGTCTCGGCGGCGCGCGCGTTTTCGTCGGCCATGTCGGCCTCCTTTGTTGCGGCCGTCGCGGCGGCCTTCGGCGCATCGGCCCGGATCACGATGCAAGGGTTGACCGCTTCCGAGGAGCGGAAGCCGGCGCCGGGATCGGCCCCGAGCGGGACCGCAGAAATTTCGAGGGGCTCCCAATCGACCGCCCGATAGAGGTCAGGCCCGCTGTCGCTTTCGGTGATCTCGTATTTATGGACGCGATAACCGACCGAGACCGCTTTGATATGGCCCGCGCGGATATCACTAACGATGCCGGCGGCATCCTCGCGCTCAGTCAAACGGATCGCGGCGACCGCGCGGCCGTTCTCGATCGCAACGCTGCCCGGAACGATTGAGCCGAGGACCGAACCGACAGAAGTCTTATGATCGGCAAGGAAGGGGCCGCCGGCATTCAGCCGCTCCAAGCGCACCGCGCCAGGATCAAGCGACAGCTCCTCGTCGTAAGTGTCGAAAAAACCGTAGCGCCGCACGCGCGCGCCGGTGGACCAGATGACCTCGACCGTTCGCGCCGCTTCATTGAAGGACGCAGGCAAGAGCTCCGCCGCCCGCGTAAGCAGCGGCAGATTGAGTTCGCTTTTCATGTGATTCAGGCCTTTGCGGGCTGCGCCGCGGTCTCGGGCTGATAAAGCCCTTGCTGCGTCACCTTGCGCGGATCGCTGTCGAGCACGATGCCCAGCGTATCGACCGCATCGTTGGTCGCCTTCGTTTCCGCGAGGATATCGTCGAGATTTTCGCCCTGGCGCGCGACGACACGGCGCAACGAGGTCGCGCCCATGCGCACCATCATCAGGTCGGCGCGCGCGTCATCGAGCGGATTGAGATACTCGAATTTCGGCGGCTCCCATTCGACTCCTGCGGTCGCGACCGGGATCAACCCAGCGGTGTAGGCTGCCGCGATGAACCAGTCCCACACCGGCTGGCAGAAGATCGGAATCACGATCTGCCATTGGACCGCCGACACAAGCCGGCGGAATTCGACGATGCCGGCGCGGATCGACGAATAATTGACTTGGCTTAGATCGCCGGTCAGCAGCTCGTAAGGCAGCCGAAACCCGGCCGCGATGATATGCAGCTGCGCCCGCAGCCACTCGCTGATGCCGGCCGTCGCCGCGGGCTGGTTGAACTTGATGTCCTTGCCGCCGCGCGCGTAGGCGATCAGGCCCGGTTCGAACTGCTCGATCACGCGGCCATCGGAATCGACGACCGAAGGTGCTACGCCCTGCTCGGCGTCGTCGGCCGCGGTGACGATTCCGACGAGGCACGCTTCGGTCTTCTTGCGGACAAGTTCGGAATTCGTCCAGTCGTCGAGGTCGCGAAGCGCGCGCATGACCGGCGCGCCCCAAGGCACGCCGCGCTGCTGCACGCGGTCGCGGGTAAAAAGGTGGATCACGCCGTCGGCCGGCACGCGCACCGACGTGGCGTAGCGCGAGAGCGGAATTGCGATGTCGCCCGGATGATCCGGGAAGAGCCAATAAGCCCGGCGGTTGCCGATCGCATCGTATTCGATGCCGCGCACGGTACGGCTTCCGTCCGGCCGTCCGTCAATCTTCGATTCGTCCAGATGATCGGCCTCGTTCAACTGGATTTGCAGCGGAACGGGCAAGCCATCCTCGACGCGGCGCATGCGCCGCCGCGCGAACACATCGCCCGCTTCGACCATCTCGCGCACCACAAGCGTGGTCAGGCCGTTGAAGTCAGAGCGCCCATCCGCGTCGCAAACCTTGGACCATTCGGCGAAGAGCTCGTTGATCCTGCGGTCGAGGGTCGGGTTGCCGGTCTTCGCGCGCGGAGTGATCCCGTCGCCGACGATGTTGCTGACCCACGCGCTGACCGCTTTGGCGGCATGCGGATTGTTGCGGACAAGATCGCGCATACGGTTGCGCAGGATGGCGCCAGCCGAGGCAATCTCGGCGTCGGCCGACGATCCCGTCGCGCGCCAGCCGTCCGTTCGTCGCCCGCCGGCCGCACCGTCATAGGCGCGCCGCGCCATGTTCTCGAACGCCTGGCGCGCAACGAGCCGCTTGATCGCAAGGCGCGGGGCGAGGGCAGCAATCGCCCGGTCAAGCCGTGTCGCGAAAATCTGCGCGCTCATTTGTCGCCGCGGCCGAAGGAGGCAAAGCCCGCAACCGGCCGCGCCGTCCCGGCCGCTGCATTGATGGCGCCCTCGATGATCTGGATGCGCCGCAGGAGCGCGGCCTCGGAATCGTATTCGACCGTCTTCCCCTCATAGGTCACGCGCGTGGTCCCGCTCGCATAAGCGGCTTTCAGCGCATCGAGTTCGGCTTGCGTCCATGTCATCGGAACCATCCACCTTCGCGGCCACCGAGCCAGTTCGATTTGCGCTTCTCGGTTGGCGCTGCTCGAAGCCGCACCTCGCCGGCCATTTGTTCGGGCGCGCGATCG